TTAGCACCTACACCTGACACAAGTTATACATTACAATTAACTTATTATGCTTCGATAGCAGCGTTGAGTAGCACAAACACTACCAACTTTGTATCGACAGGACACCCAGATGTTTATTTATATGGTTGTCTAAAACACGCTTCGATCTACTTAATGGAAGATGAACGTGTAAATATGTTTTCTCAGTTGTTTGAAAAAGCACTAGAGGAAATGAGAATGGAACAAGAACGTGCTGAATTTGGCAAAGGCTCTTTAATACCAAGAAGAAGAACTTATGGCAAGGCACACAAAACAACTTATCATTTTAAGAGTTGAGGTAAGATATGTCAGGATTTAGTGATTATTTAGAAGATAAAGTTTTAGACCATGTATTTGGCGGTAATGCTTACACAGCACCAACTACTTTATATGCAGCTTTATATACAGTAGCGCCATCTGATACTGGTGGTGGTACAGAAGTTTCTGGCGGAGCTTACGCTAGACAAACAGCAGCATTTACTGTTTCTGGTACAAACCCTACAACTGCAACAAATTCAGCAGCTATTGAATATCCTACAGCTACAGCAAATTATGGAACTGTAGTTGCTGTTGGTATTTTAGATGCTCTTTCTGGCGGTAATTTATTAGCTTACTCTACTTTAGATTCTTCAAAGGTCGTAAGTAGTGGCGATGTTTTTAGATTCAATGCTGGAGATCTTGATATAACGCTGGCGTAACATCATGGCCAGTATCGGCTATAATCAGGGTTACTACAGTAGATCCAAATATAACGAGTTAGCACACCAAGCTGAAGCCACAATAGCTGGCGTTAGCGGTGTTAGTGCGTCTGGCGTTATCATCAAACTTGGCGCAGGTACTATTGCAGGTACAAGTGGTTTTAGTTCAGTAGGTACACAGATAGATTTAGGTACAGCAACGATACAAGCTGTATCTGGTTTTAGTTCTGTAGGTACACAAATTGACGCTGGTAAAGTAACTATGGCTGGCGTTTCTGCCTTCAGTTCTGCTGGTCGTTTAGTTATTGCTGCTTCACAAACTATCGCAGCAACTTCTGGTTTTAATTCAGTCGGTACACAAATAGATCGTGGTGCTGCTACCATTGAAGCAATCTCTAGTTTTAGTTCTATTGGTGGGTTAAAATGGACAGACCAAATAGTTGCAGCAGACACTTGGACAGAACAAACTGTGGCAAGCGATACTTGGACAAACCAAACAAATCCGACAACTACATGGACAGATTTAGACGAACAAGAAGTAGCGTAATATGGCAGATACAACAACAACCAACTTAGGACTTACCAAACCAGAACCAGGCGCAGCCGAAGATACTTGGGGTATTTCTTTAAACAATGATTTAGATGCGATAGACGCAATATTTAGTGGAACAGGAACAGCAGTTTCATTAAATATTGATGGTGGAGATATAGCATCTGCGGTTACTATTAATAAATCTCCAGTTATAACATTGGGTGGCGATCTTTCTGGAAATGTTACTTTAACGAATTTAGGAAATGGCACTTTAACTGCGACTGTTGGTACTTTAAATCAAAGCACTACAGGAAACGCAGCTACCGCTACAGCTTTACAAACTGCCAGAACGATTGGTGGTGTATCTTTTGATGGTACAGCAAATATTAATTTACCTGGCGTAAATACTGCTGGCACACAAGATACTTCTGGTAATGCTGCAACCGCAACTGCTTTAGCTACAGGTAGAAACTTTTCTTTAACTGGCAATGTTACTGCTAGTGCAGTTTCTTTTGATGGCACAGGTAATGTTGCTTTAGCAACTACGCTTGCTGACAGCACAGTAACTTCTGCTAAATTAAGTGGTGCATTGACTACACCATCTGATTTAACTGTAGGCGGTGCTTTTACTTCTCAAGGCATAGACGATAATGCTGATGCTACATCTATAACTATTGATAGCAGTGAAAAAGTTGGTTTAAATGGTTTATCAGCAGGAGATTATTGGTCAACATCAAATCAACTTGTTTTAGGTAATACCACTTCTGCTGCTAATGGTGGTATGACTATTGCTACTGCAGATAACGCTGTAGGACAAATATATTTTGCTGATGGTACTTCTGGAGATGCTAGATATAGAGGACAGATACAATATACTCATATATCAGATGCTATGGATTTTGCTACAGCAGCAACATTTGCGATGAGAATTAATTCCTCTGGTAATGTTGGTATTGGAGAAACCTCGCCTTTAGGAAAAGTTCATATTAAATCTGGAGATACTGGCGCATCTTCTGTTTCAGGAGATAAATCTGACCTTGTTGTTGAAAATAATAGTCATGCTGGGATCACAACATTATCAACTGATAGCACAGAAAGTGGAATATTTTTTGGTCATGCTTCAGATACAAGAGCTGGAGAAATTTACACTCGTCTCGATACTACTTTAATGACTATTGGCACAAGAATGTCAGGGGGAATAGTTAGGTTTTTATCTGATAATGGCTCAGAAAGAATGAGAATTAATTCTTCTGGTAATGTTGGTATTGGTACTTCAAGTCCAGCTTCAAAACTTCATATTAAAGTTGGTACTAATAATAATTTTGAAATAGAAGAAACAGGCGGTGATTTAAGGTTGTTGGCTATTAATGACGCTAGAACTGTAAATGTAAGAATGGAGTTTGCTGCTTCAGCATTTCAATTCTTAACAGGTAACGTCACAATAGATGGCTCTATTACAAAAGGAAGTGGTTCTTTTAAAATTGATCATCCTTTAGAATCTAAAAAAGATACTCATAATTTAGTTCATTCTTTTGTAGAAGCGCCACAAGCAGATAATATTTATAGAGGTGTTGTTTCTCTTGAAAATGGAAGTGCGACAATAAATTTAGATACAGTATCAGGAATGACAGAAGGTACTTATGTTTTGTTAAATACAAACACACAATGTTTTACTTCCAATGAAACAGATTGGGATGCTGTAAAAGGTAGTGTTACTGATAATATATTAACTATATCTTGTGAAAATACATCATCTACCGCTACTGTTTCTTGGCTTGTTATAGGGGAAAGACACGACCAACATATGATTGATACTGATTGGACAGATGAAAACGGCAAGGTTATTGTAGAAAAACTTAAATAGACGAGGTTAAAAATGGCAATAAATTACACATGGGATTGTAAAACTGTAGATACTAAAACTATAAATGGTAATACTGATACTGTCTTTAACGTGCATTGGCGATTAAACGCTGAAGATGACTCCAATACTATTGAAGATATGGATGGTAATAATGTACCTGCTACTGCTTCAGTATATGGTACACAGTCTTTAGATACTTCTGACTTATCAGACTTTACAGCTTTTGCAGATCTAACTGCAAGTGACGTACAAGGTTGGGTTGAAGCAGCTATGGGTGCAGATGAAGTCCAAGCTAAAAAGGATAGTCTTGATGCTCAGATTAATGAATTAGTAAATCCTGTAGTACAAACAAAAACAATAGGTAGCTAAAATAATATATAATTTCTAATTATGGCAGATACATTTACTACTAATTTAAACTTAACCAAACCAGAAGTAGGAGCTTCTACAAATACTTGGGGTGGCAAGATCAATACAGATCTTGATACTGTCGATGGTATTTTTAATGGTGCTGGTGATGGTACATCAGTAGGCCTTAACGTAGGCTCTGGCAAAACTTTAAAAGTAGCTGGCACATTAGACATAGATGGCACGATTGATTGCGAAGGTGGAGCGATTGACAATACTACTATTGGTGGGAGTACAGCAGCACCAGGAAGTTTTACTACACTAAACAGTTCTGGTTTAGCAACATTAAACAGCATTACTTGTGCTGGCACTTCTACTTTAACTACTGTAGATATTAATGGCGGTGCAATAGACGGCACAGCAATTGGCGCAAATTCTGCTAGTACAGTTGCAGCAACTACTGTAACTGCTACAACTGTAACTGCTTCATCACATATCAATACCACAGGCGGACAATTTCAGCTTAATGGCACAAATATTTTTGAAAAAATATATCCAGTAGGATCAATTTATATAAATGCTTCGGTAAGTACCAATCCTGGAACTTTATTGGGTTTTGGTACATGGGTAGCTTTTGGTGCTGGTAAAGTACCTGTAGGTATAGATTCTTCTGATACAGATTTTGATACTGCTGAAGAAACAGGCGGTTCTAAAACTCATACACTTTCAACAAGCGAACTACCAAGTCACACTCACGGCGGTATTTTTCCTTCTGGTGCTTCTGGTAGTTTTTCACAAGCATTTGATGTAGATAATCCTGGAACAGGTGCAGATTTAGGAAGTGAAAAAACTACATCTGCTACAGGTGGTGGACAACCTCACAATAATTTACAACCTTACATAGTCGTTTATATGTGGAAAAGAACGGCTTAACTTTAGGATAAGTCATGGCGTTAGTACAAATAACACCCCCAGCAGGAATAATAAAAAATGGCACAGACTATGCCAATAAAGGTCGTTTTGTTGATGGCGATTTAGTACGTTTTGAAAATGGTTATCTAAAACCTTTAGGTGGTTGGACATACTTTAGACAAAATCCAGTTGGTACTTTTCTAAGTGGCACAGTTACAACTGCATCATCAAGCGCAAACATAACTGTAACTACAACTGCTGTGCATAATTTACTTGTTGGCAATACAGTTGTTTTAGAAGATTTTGCAGCTACAGGTGGTATTACTGCTAATCAAATCAATACAACTTTTACAGTAGCAACTGTGCCTTCAACCACGACATTTACTGTCGCTACATCTGGTACTGGTACATCTGCTGCAACTTCATCTGCTTCAAGAGTTATTCAACCAGCAGTTCCAATAGGTATGTATTCTTACAAAACCAATGATGGCGAAGAAGTCTTAGCTATTGGCACTAGAGCTGGCGTAAATGTTTTTTATAATGGCACTTGGTATGACATCACACCTTCTGGTTTTGTTGGCGATGATGTTATTACTTCAACTGGTTATGGTGCATATCACTATGGTGTAGAAGATTGGGGAGATGCGAGAAGTCAATCAGGCATACAATTTGATACTAAAAGTTTTTCTTTTGATAACTGGGGAGAACATTTAATTTTTTGTTTTGCAGGCGATGGCAAGATATATCAATGGCGACCTGATGCTGGTAGTGGCAGTCCAGATACAATAGCTACGGCAGTAACCAATGCACCGACTGGCTGTCAAGCAGTTATTGTTACTAATGAAAGACACTTAGTAGCAATCGGTTCTGGTGGTGATCCTCGTAAGATAGCCTGGTCTGATAGAGAAGATAATACTAATTGGACATCAACAGCTAGAAATACAGCAGGCGATTTACAAATACCTACTGGTGGTCAAGCTAATTACGCAGTCAAGTATGGTAACGATATTATTATTTTTACCGATGTTGGTATAAACAAGATGTACTACGCTGGTAGTCCTTTTGTTTATGGCATACAAGATGCTGGGGTAAATTGTAAAGCAATCAGTCCAAGATCAATCATATCTTCTGGTAGCTTTTTATCATGGATAAGTGAAAACTCTTTCTTTACTTATGATGGTAGAGTTAGAGAACTTAAATCAGATGTGCATGATTTTATCTTTGACAACTTACAACAAAGAACGCAACAAGCTACCTTTGGCGCACATAACATTGATTACAATGAGATTTGGTGGTTTTTTCCTGTGGGTGGTACAGACCAACTATCGCCAAACAAATATATTATTTGGAACTATTTAGATAATGTCTGGTCTATTGGCGAACTCGATAGAGGTTGTTGGATAGATCAAGGTGTCTTTGATAATCCAATCGCTTGCGATTCTAGTGGTTTTGTTTATGAACACGACAAAAGAGCTTTGTTTAATTCTCCTGGATTGGGAACAAGAAAACCTTTTTGTCAAACAGGCCCATTAGAAATAGGTAATGGCGACAGAGTGGCACAGGTAAATCAAATCTTACCTGATGAAGAAACTACAAGTTTGCCAGCAATAACTTTAAGTTTTACTGGTCGTTTTACACCATTAGGTGCAGAAACAGACTTTGGTAGTTTTTCTTTCAACGCTGATGGTTATACCGATGCTAGATTTTCTGCTAGACAAGTGCAGATGAAAATAGAAGGCGATGTCACGCAAGACTTTCAAGTTGGCAAGATCAGATTGGATGTACAATCCAGAGGTCGTAGATAATGGATTTATCTTCAAAAAGACAATATATACAAAGAGCTGTAAACGCAGCGCAACACTTTGATAATACCAATAGAAATACTGTATATACCGCACCTACAGGTGATGACTTTGATTTTGCAATAGTAGAGTCTTTTTTAGCATCTAATAATCATACTGCTGACTCAAAGCTAACAGTAGAGGTTTTAGACGGCTCTACTTACTTTAGTATATTTCACGATACTGAAATTAAAAAAGATTTAAATTATGAGCTGTTATCAAGAAGTATGATACTGACAGCAGGTCAAGCAATAGTATGCACAGCAGAACACGCTGATAGAGTTCATGTATTTTTAAGTATTGTTGAATATGCAAAGGGTGATTAAAAAAGAAGATTGGGAACTACAATGGGATTATTGCAAGCAATTTATTGAGCCTGCTCTAAAACACCAAGATTCCTATACAATAGACGACATAGAAGATAAAATAAGACATGGATTTTTCCATCTGTGGCCAGGTAAGGAATCAGCCTTTATAACTGAGATTGTTACTTATCCACAGCACAAAGTAATGAATTTATTATTTTGTGGTGGCAAATACGAAGAACTAGAAGCAATTTTAGATTCTATTGAAACTTTTGCTAAAGCCATTGGTATAAAAAGATTATATGGTGGTGGTCGTAAAGGTTGGCTTCGTAAGATTGAACATCTCGGCTTTGAAC